GTGCAAGTGGGATGCCGAGGATGCGTGGGTGCGTGGTATTGCCGACCTGCTGATTATCAACGACGAGAACTTAACGGCGCACATACTGGACTACAAGACGGGGAACAATAAATACCCAGACCGTGACCAGCTTGTGCTCATGTCACTGATGGTGTTCGCGCACTTCCCGCACATTCGTCAGGTCAAGTCGGCACTGCTGTTTGTGGTGAAGAACGACATGGTCAAGCAGAGCATGTCGCGTGAGGAAGCTGATGCGCACTGGTGGAAATATCGGGAACGCATTGCAAGGTTGGCTGCGTGCCATGCCAACGACGTATGGAATCCAACACAGACACCCTTGTGTGGCTGGTGCGTAGTGAAAAATTGCGAATTCAACCCGAAACATTAGGAGATCGTCATGACCCAAGTAAACGGCAAGCGTGACTACAAACACGCATACAAGTTACAGAAAAAAACTGGTGAGACTGAAGCTCAACTTGAAAGACAACGCGCAAGGAGGATGTATGACAAAAAGAAAATTGATAGAACCGGCAAGGATATTGACCACATCAAACCCATCCGTAACGGCGGCACAACTACCGACGGTAACACGCGACTCAGAAGTAAACGTGCCAACCAGTCTGATAACGGGAAAGCGAAGAATGCAGGGAAGTAGTGCGTTCGATCGTGCAGAAATACCGCCAAGCGTATTACGCGATTTATGGATAACAAAGTTTGGTGTTGGTTGGGTGGATGCAATAGATGTTTCTGATGACTACGAAGCTGTGAAAGCGCAGTTGTGGTACGCAGGAATGTTAGAAAAGTTATTTCGTCCAGACATAGCCCGCGAAACGTGGAGAATATTTAATGCAGATACTTGAAAACAAAGCGCTCGTGCTACGCACACGAACGCCGGAGAAGTACAGAATCATTCCTAAGAGTCGGGTAATTAACACACACGCAAACGGTATTCACGAAATTGCTGTGCATTGGGGGCTAGATGAAGTACGCGTACTTAAAAATCTTGGCGTTAAAAACGTCCCGTCTCCGATTACTCGCCGCTATCAATGGCCGGGTCGGTTTAAACCCATGTCACACCAGATTGAAACCTCGGCGTTCCTCACCATGCACCGTAAAGCGTTCGTTTTTTCCGAGCCGGGGACAGGCAAGACCCTCTCGGCTCTTTGGGCTGCGGATTATCTCATGGAGCGTGAAGAAGTACGGCGCTGTTTGATTCTCTGCCCGTTGTCGATTATGCAGAGCGCATGGATGCAGGACTTAGGTAACAGTATCATTCATCGGTCAGCTGTCATCGCCCACCACAGTCAAGCATCACGGCGTATTGAGATGGTGCAGGGTGACTATGAGTTCGTCATCATGAACTACGACGGCCTGAACTTGACCGCGCAGGAAATTATTGCTGACGGTAGGTTTGATCTGGTGATTGTTGATGAAGCCAACGCCTACAAGAACGTATCAACAAAACGCTGGAAGGCATTGAACTCAGTAATCAAACCTAACACAATACTTTGGATGATGACAGGTACGCCTGCATCACAGTCCCCCCTCGACGCGTACGGCTTGTCCAAGCTAGTGAATCCTGAAGGTGTGCCGAAGTTCTATACAGCGTGGCGCGACAAGGTGATGAACAAGGTATCGCAGTTCCGGTGGTTGGCTAAAGCTGATGCACCGCAAAAAGTATTTGACGCACTGCAACCAGCCATACGGTTTACTAAAGAACAATGTCTAGACTTACCGCCAGTTACTACCGTAACCCGTGAAGTGCCGTTGACCCCACAACAGGCCAAATATTACCTGCTGTTAAAAGAACGCATGGTGTTGCAAGCAGCGGGCGAAACCATCACGGCAGTCAACGCTGCGGCTTCTGTCAACAAGCTCCTACAAATTAGCGCGGGTGCTTCCTACACGGACATGCAGGAGGTAGTGGAGTTTGATTGCTCGCCACGCTTGAACGTGTTGATGGAAGTACTGGAGGAGACTGAACGCAAGGTGTTGGTGTTCGCGCCGTTTCGCCACAGTATTGACACCATAACAACTTTTCTTAAGAAAAATAATATTAACTGTGAAGAAATTCACGGAGATGTTAGCGCGACAAAACGCGCAGCAATTTTCAAACGGTTTCAGACTGAGGAAGACCCGCGAGTACTTGTCATTCAACCGCAGTCTGCATCGCATGGCGTAACGTTGACCGCAGCAGACACCGTAGTGTTTTGGGGGCCTGTTATGTCGGTGGAGACTTACTTACAATGCTGCGCCCGTACAGATCGGGTCGGCCAAACTTCTGACAAAGTTACTGTGGTGCACATTCAAGGTAGCCCAATTGAAAAGAAAATGTTTATTCAATTAGCAAACCGTGTGGATGACCACGCCCTACTAATTAAATTGTATGAGGAGGAGCTTGCAACTGGCAAAAAGCAGAAGTAAAATGTTTGACATAGCAGTACATAACAAAGGAGAAGTACATGACTGAGCAAATACCCTTGGCTCGGCTTGCGAAGATGTATCTGAAAATGCGCGGGCGCATACAGGAGCTAACGCAAGAATACGAGACACAGATCGAAGCCATCAAAGCGCAGCAGCACGAAGTCAAGATGGCGATGAAAGAACAGATGATGAACAACGGGCAGAAGTCGGCTCGTACTGATAACGGTACCGTGATACTTAGTGTAAAGACACGTTACTCGACGCAGGACTGGGCTTCCTTTAAGGAGTTCATTGTCAAGCATGATGCTGTAGACCTGTTGGAGAAGCGCATTGCACAGACCAACATGGCACAGTTTTTAGAACAGAACCCCGGACTCGTACCACCGGGATTGAACTCTGATATGGAGTATGACGTTTCGGTACGCCGACCAACTAAGTGAGGACACACATGAATAGCATCGTTGAATTCAACGCATCACAAGTACCTTCGTTTGTGAAGAAGGGTGAAGTATCAGCAGTTGCCAAATCGCTTATGGGCGGTGGTGGAGGTGGTGGCAAACGCATCTCCATTCGTGGCGGTGTCTTTCGTCTGGTCTCTGATGGCAAGGAAGTGGCATCAATTGAAGACCGGCACATTGACGTAGTGATTGTTAACGCCGCGCCAAAGATCAGCCGTATCTTTTACATGGGTAAGTACGATGCTGACAACCCTTCGGCACCGGATTGCTGGTCAGCCAATGGCGAAACGCCTGATGCGACGGCTGCTAACAAACAGTCTGCAACCTGCGCTAACTGCCCACAGAATATTTCTGGCTCGGGTGAAGGTTCCTCACGTGCTTGCCGCTACCAACAACGTCTTGCTGTAGCGTTGGCAAATGATGTGGGTGGTGATGTCATGCAGTTGACGCTGCCTGCGCAATCAATCTTTGGTAAAGAAGATGGCGACAACCGCCCGTTGCAAGCTTATGCACGTTTCTTGGCTGCACAAAACGCAAGCCCTGATCAGGTTGTTACCCGCCTGAAGTTTGATACCAAAGCTGCTGTACCAAAACTGTTCTTCAAAGCAATGCGCTGGCTGACTGAGGATGAATACGAGACCTGCCAAACGCAAGGGCAGTCTCTATCAGCAACAAACGCCATCACGATGACTGTTGCACAGACAGACAAAGTAAGCGCAACGCCTGCCGAGCCTATCGCTGGTACTGCACCGAAGGCTGCGAAGAAAGCCAAGCCGGTGGTGGTTGACGATGAAACTGAAGAGCCGACCAAACGTGAAGAGAAAGCTGTCGGTTCAGCTGTGCCGAAGAAAGGCGGCAATCTTGCAAACATCGTTGATCAGTGGGACGACACCGACGATTAAAGTTACGGGGGAAAGCGGATACTGAAGAGCGCCAGAACGCACCACTGGCACAGAGAAAGCTTCAGGCGCAGCGAGTACCCCACCTTATAGCCCAGCGGGAGGTGGCGCATATAACACCCGCAGTGGGGGTCGGGCTATCCTTTTTGTTGTTGGCTCCCGGTTCGATGACCCCACACCTACATAGGAGATTTACATGCAGTTCGGGACAGACCCTAAACATCTTGTTAGGAGAAATTCACCTGACACAAGTCATGCGGCTGCTGAACATATCGACACCACACGACTAGAACAGATGGTGTACGAAGCTATAAAAGGGTTTGGCGCTCGCGGTTGTATTAGCGATGAAGTACGCGCTAAATTTAGCGGCTACCCATACTCGTCAATTACCGCACGCTATCGTGCTCTGCTAGATAAAGGCTACATCGAAGACACCGGCCAACGGCGTCAAGGAAACTCAGGCAGATACCAGCGCGTTATGCGTGTGCTCAATGCGGACAAATTAAATGCCATATTCTGAAAACATTCGATTCGAGGTTGCGAAAGCACCCAAGACCATTGGTAACCAGCTTGGGCGTTGGGCGATACATCTGGACTTTCCGGTGATAAAGATTGCACAAGCAACTGGCGCTACACGCCAGACGGTTTACAACTGGTTCAAAGGCGGCGAGGTTCTACAGGCGTATAAGAACAACGTCAACACCCTTATAAAAATCCTACAGTCCTCACCGACTGCTGAAGAAGCTTGGAGAAAGACATGCAAAATATTCGACCTTCGGCCTTGACCGACAAAGAACTATTTCATTACGCCGGTCAAATGGTGGATGAAGACAAGATCGTGCCGCCGGAGTGGATACAGGAGATGGTTAGTCGCTACTTCTCCGGCAAACTTCAAGTGCCAGCACCGCGCTTCCAAGACTGATCACCCAAGGAGAGTACCTTGCATCCGCTCGATTTTCTAGCGGCTGTGTTGCCGTCTGCGGGTGATTATTACTGCGTAGCGGAACTTAGCTCAATAAAAAAAGATCACTTCTTCACCAAGGATTTAAATGAAATACCGTCAAAGGTTGCTGAGTACGCCGCTGCTGATTACGAGATTTACTTTGCACTAGCGTCTTTTGAAAAGACAGGCGCTCGCACGGCTGCTAACGCAGTCGGTGTGCGTTCGTTCTTTGTAGACCTTGACTGCGCAAAAGCTAGTGACAAAACGTACGGCACGAAGAAGGAAGGGTTAGCTGCGTTCGTTACGTTTCTACAGAACACCGGACTGGACGAACTTGGCACACCATTCATCGTTGATTCGGGTGGTGGCTACCATGTGTACTGGCCTCTGACTGAGGATGCGCCGATCTCTAAGTGGAAACCTGTTGCTGAGAACTTCAAGCGTTTGTGCAAACAGGAAGGGTTGAAGATCGATATGAACGTGACTGCGGACGCAGCGCGGGTCTTGCGCATACCGGGTACGATCAACCACAAACGTGAGCCATACAAGACCGTCACCATCAAGGCGGTGGCAGACCCTATTGAGTTTGATTTTGATGCGTTTGCCAGCATGGTGCGCAGCAAACTCAATGTACTGCCGGTGGAGACTACGAATGTATTTGACCTGCCGGGGGTACGCCCTACCAAGCCGTCATCAAACATTGACCCGAGCACGTTCAAGAACAGCGTCACGTACTTCAAGAAAATTATTGATAAAACCAAAGCCGGTACAGGCTGCGGACAGATCGCGCACTACATCGAGAACGCCGAGGAAGATGGCATGGAGCCGCTGTGGCGTGCTGTGCTATCGATCAGCTACAAGTGCAACGATGGTGACAAGTGGAACAAACGCCTGTCTAACCTGCACCCATACACCGAAGAGCGCATGCAGCAGAAGCTGCGCGAGATCAAAGGACCGTACCCCTGCACCAAGTTTGATAGCGAGAACCC